TTACAACAGCGTCTCACTGGCTGAAGCATCCACTTGTTTGTCCAAGTGGCAGTTGTCTGGATTTGCGTGTTTGTGCTCATATTTAACTCCATTGTCTCCAAATACCATGTTTAATACATAAGATGTTCCTGATGATAACCAACCAAGTAAGAAATAATTAGTTATAGAAACCTCAAAACTAAATAGTTCCGTGAACGGAGAAAGTAGCATTAAAAACCAGCCGACGTGAAAGCCCATACACATTGGGCACTTAAACAGTTGCCCAAGTCTGCCTTCGGTTGGTCTTATTCCATCAAAAACCTTTCCGTACACCATTATTTGTGTTAGCCCATAGGCGCACAATATAAATGTTAGTAATTCCATTAGTTATCCTTGGTTTATTTCCCTTGCAAAGCAAAGGGCTTTGTTTGCTTTGTGACATTGTTGTCTGTTGTTCCACTCAGGTTTAAAGTGGGTAACCACGTCTGAATTACTTTGTCGAAATCTGGAATAATTTGATCTGGGTTTTGTTGAATGTGATCTGGAATATCATTAAGCATTTTTTCTACAAACTGATCTTCTATTTTGTCGTCAATGAGATCCTGAAATCCATCGTCCAAATTAAACAAGTCCAAGAAAGGATTTTGTTTAGTCTTTGAGTCATCGGCAGTCGCATAAACTTTAACCATATCCGCTATGACGTCTGTAGCTTCGGCGCCAATATCAATTAATGCTCCAATTGGCCCAGTCAAACTAGTAGCCAATTTCAACAGACTTTTTCCGCCTAGTTTCAAAAGTTTTTGTTGTCTTTCTTTTGTTTCCTCGCCTGCTTTTTCCGCTCTAATAAGCTCTATTGTGTCACTAAGCATTCTCCAAGTTACAAAATTTGACTGTTCTTCGCTAAGTATGAAGTTGTCCCAGCGTTCCATTATCATTTTCATATCAGACATAGCGCTTCCCTATACAGTATACATATAACCAAGCGAGTATGGATCTCTTACATACCCTTGGCGGATAGAACCTTGCTCGACTTCTTGTGGAACCTCGCCCAACTCTGTTGAGTGTGTCTTGTCTGGATGAAGTAGTTCATCATCAGCCATAGAAACTATTGCTTCTGTCTGCTCAAAGTAGTTCTTCGATAAAGTTGTGAATGTTGATAAGCGCCAATTTTGCAGCACTAGCATCAGGATCAGCAGACTCTTCAAGCATTCCCTCAAGAGAGCCATAGAACGCTCCACCTTGAATGCTTTCTGCGACAACAATGCCGCGCTTTCTTAAGTGCGCGAATAATCTGTTTTGTGCTCCATAAACCAAGTCGCTCATAGTTTCTTTTGGAAACACAACAACTTTGTTCTTTGATGGCGATAAAACAATATCAATGTCGCCGTGGTCAAAGATCATAAGATCACCATTGACGGACTTTCTTAAGTCCATTTCAAGGCGAACTTTCTTTGCGTTCGCTTCTTTTCCGATCTTAATTATTACTGCCATTGGACATTTCCTTTACTAACTCTTGTGTCTTTAAAACGGTCAGAAGGATATCATCGTTTATTTGCGCCTTCTTAAACCCTTCAAGTTTTTCAATTATTTGGCTTGCCTTTTGTTTCATCTCTGCGTCTTCAGTAAACATCTCGTCTGTGGAAGACTCTGTAATAACCTTTTTAAGTCTTACGATTTCTTCGTTTAAAAACATCTTTAACGATACAGCGTTATCTGTAAAGGAAGTTATGTAATGAGATAAAAGTTGCTTTTGCTCTTCGGATAAAGTCTCTGAATATTTTTCATTAAACTTTCCTACAAAGCAAGACACCGTGGTGTTATCAATTTCTTCGTTGGCTACGTTTTCCGGAGCGTTCTTCGTCATATTCTCGACAATGGTGCTTTCCAACATAACACGTGTTTTTGGCGGCAACTTGTCGCAGAAGATCTGATCGATAGTTGCTAAGGTCTTGTAGTTAGGAACAAAGTTAGAAAACACAGACGGAGAAAGAGTTGTGTTGATATCGTTGATTAGTTCTGTTTGCTTCTTGAACAAACCGTGTGGGTCGATTAAGCGTGAAGCCATTTTTGCTTCGGTGAGGATCTTTTCACTTATTTGGGCATTTAAACTTTGGTTTTCATAAAGCGAACGATAACATTCAAGATGCTTCTTCAACTCCGAGTCAGCAGTAAAGTGCTTCTTGATGATCTGAACAACTTTATGTTGCTTATCGGTATCACCTTTTATGATAGCAACTGTTGCTTCTCTTAATAATGATTCGAAAACAAAAGCGGTGTTCCTCTTTTTGTTGTGCTTAATCTTCATTTTTTTGCTCCGTTAATATATTTTCTTTTTTTTCTAAAACATCTACAAGTTGACGCATTGTGTTGTTAACTTCAAGTATTTGTCTTTCTTGATCTTGTTCTTTCAAAGAATAAGTAGAATCTTGTTGTTCATAAATACCACGCGCCAGAGATCTTAATTCTGACGCGCCTAGATTGTTGGTTCTATATGTGTTAGTTTCCGGTGAAGCAATGCGCGCATAGTTTCTACTTCTAGCGCCTGCTGGGCGTGAGTCTGTCTTCACGGGATAGTATACTTTACCTTTTGCACCGGGAGTCAGTCTAGGTGCGTTACGGGAGCCGGGAGGTACTGCGAGGAGCGGAGACTCTTCTCCGCCACCTGCGGGCTCTTCGGCTGGAGCTTCTCCGCCACCAACTTCGCCGGCTGGTATTTCTTCTGGTCCGCCACCAAGGTCTGCTTCTAACTCAGCGCCGAGATCTCCGCCACCAAGTTCACCTCCGAGAGCGCCACCGCCGCCTGTTGCGGCAGCTTCAGCAACAACTTGAAGCGCAGCATCGTGCTTGCGGTCGTAGTACATTTCTCTTTGGTTTCTGATGAACTCTTCGTGGTTCATACCAAAGATGTTCTCTGAAACCCAGCGGCGTGAGAAGTAGCCTTCTGTTGCTGAACCAGCGATGTCGAACTTTGCTTTCCAGTGCTCGATCTCTTGAAGTTCCGCGATCTTGGATGGGTTATTGAGAGATAACGAGAAAGACAGCAAGTCATCGCCGCGGAAACCAAGAGTATAAAGGTGGATAATACCGACCTTTTCAAGTTCTGAAATAACAACTCTTTGAAGTCTTTGGATTGTTCTTGCGAAACGAATGTCCTTTTGTGCGAGTGTGGTCTTGTCTTCTGTTGCGCCTTCGCCCATCGTGAGATACGACTGGGGAATTTTTAGCGCGGAAAATAACTTGTCGCGGAGATACTTCACATCATCAATCGCTGTGATGTTTTGCGCACCTGCAAGTGTTTGGATATCGGTTGCAGAGCCAGCGCGAATAGGAATGAAGTAGTCTTCCTCGATGGACATCGGGTTGTAGCGAAGGTCAACGCGACCAGTTTCAGAATCTACAACAGAGTTTCTCTTAAGTTGTGAGACGATCTTTTGCATGTATCCTTCAACATCTTGCGGAGGAACAGCACCAACATCGATCTTGAATACGCGGCGCTCTGATGAGCGGACGACGCGATAAGCCATCATTGCGTCTTCCATAAGTGTAAGCTGACGCCAAATACGACGTGCTGGCTCAAGAATAGAAGTGCCGTATGGCGCATACTTATCGTTTCCAAGGATACGGAAGTGAGCGATCTGCCAGTTCTCAAAAGTCATACCAGCAGAGTTCCACTGATATTGAATATAGTTAGGGTTTGTTGCGTCTCCGCCTTCAAGCCTCTCGATCTCCGATGAGGGCAACGCGATAACAGACTGAACACCATACTTGTCATCAATGTCTAGATATAAGAAGAAGTCGCCATATTTGCACATTGTGCGCGACCAACCAAACAAGTTGTATTGAACGTTAAGAATGTTTTCATACAAAATAGCCAACACTGCTTTTATTTCTTCGTTGGGGCATTTGATGTTAAGCATTGGACGAAGATCTGAATATGTCGTCATCTCGTCTGCATAGATATCAAGCGACGATGCGATCTCTGGTGTGTATTCCATTTGATCAAAGTCAACGTAGCGTTCGGAGCGGCGCTGGTTTGCGATGGCATTTGTTGCAACTGTATCTAATGGGTTATAAAGCGACTTCTTAAACTGCTGTCCAGATGCCGACTTGAATCTGCTGGAAAACTTGTCAAGGTGTTGTCTGCGAATACGACGACCAGACTGAGAGCGGTAATTAATGATTGGTCCGGAGAATAACCTTGTTAGAGACTTGAACAATTCCGATTGTCTGTTCTTTGGATTTTTATCAAACTTATTAGCCATTTATTTTCTCACTTTATAATCCAACTGTATTGGTCGTATATGTTTTTAGCTTCATTCATTTTATCAAAAATGTTATCTTTCTTGTAGCCT